AGAAGGTCAAGATGTGTTGGCAATGCTTTCTGAAGCACATTTTGTATTTAGAACTTCTCATGCTGATGACCCTTACACCTCTGCATGGCAAGAAGGTCAACGAACAGTAGTTATGGAGATTATTAACCTAGTAGGTGCTGATCTTGAAGTTGTAAGACGTAGAATTGCCTTGCAAGAAGAAGCTCGACAAGAAAGACAAAGTTCTTTACAATTTCGGGCATAACCTTAATTATAAATAAATATGGAAGAAACAGCAGTTGCCCCTGAAAGTTCAGGACAAGTCACTGATAGTAGTCCAGAAGAATCTTCAGCAATTAGTTTTAGTGCCGCTGATATGCCAGCAGGACTTAGAGATGAACCTAGTCTTGCTACATTTGACTCAGTAAATAAACTGGCAAAGTCCTACGTTAGTGCAGTCAAAATGATAGGTGGAAATCCTGATAATATGGTAGTAATACCACAAGAAGGAGAATCTTGGGATGGTTTTTATAATCAAATTGGAAGACCTGAAAAATCCGAAGATTATGAATTTGGTGATGATAATGGAGAATTAGACGGATTTCGTGCATTTGCGCATGATACTGGCCTAACCCAAGATCAAGCCAATAGCATTTTGAACCTTTATGGCGAAATGCAAGAAGAAGAAGAAACTACCCAAAAAGAAGGTATTGAAGAATTACGAACTAATACTACAATAGAACTTCAAAAAGAGTGGGGTAAAAACTTTGATGGTAAAATAGATTATGCAAAGAGGGCATTTGCTCAATTTGCATCACCAGAATTAAGTCAACTTATGGATCAGTCAGGCTTAGGTAATCATCCTGAAATGCTCCGAGTCTTTTCTAAAGTTGGTGAACTTTTGGGTGAAGATTCCTTAGTTGTGGGGACAGGACTTGGTTCAAGCCAGCTTTCTCCAGAACAAGCACAGCAAGAGATTCAGGCATTGTATAGTGACAAGGAATTCTCAAACTCGTATCGTGATAGTCGTGATCCGGGACATAAACAAGCAATGAAGAAAATGGATAAGTTGTTTAAAACAGCATATCCAAACCAAAGTCGAGTACGATAACATCACACCTTCATGGTGAAGGTAATACCGAAATAACGATAATAGACAGAAAAGCAATTGCCCTGTCGAAAAGTCTGTTGTGACCCTTTATGGATAATCACTAGGTTTTGTGATTCAATTTTTAACATAATGGTAACAATATGGCTAATTTTTATGATATTGAAACGTCTTATATACATCGGTATTCTGCTGATGTATTACATGCGCTTCAACAAAAGACTACCCGGTTACGGAATTTTGTAACCAATAAGCCAGATTGTCGAGGTGTTGCCGAGTTCATTGATAAGATCGGAACTAACGAAGCACTAGACAAAGTTGCACGTTTTGCAGATTCGCCAGTACAGGCAATATCCCATCAACGTAGGAGAGTATCAGCACAACCGAAAAATGCTGGATTCTTTGTAGAAGGTTTTGACACTCGTAGAATGAACTACGATGTCTTCCAGCCTTATGCAGAAGCTACGTCAATGGCTATGGCTCGTAAGATGGATTCTGTAATCGTTGATGCCGCATTTGGTTCAGCATATGAATCAGATGGTGGTGTAATGGATGGTGCAACCGAGATAGTCTGGAATGACACTAACTTTCCAAAACAATTTATTGCCAAGAATTTCTTTTTTGGTACAAGATCAGATTCATTAAGCGGAATTCAAAATGCCGCAGACGATGCATCAGTCTTGTCTATTGATAAATTGTTGAAAGCTCGTAGGATTCTCTCTGAAAATGAAGCAGATCAGTATGATGAAGGTGGTAATCCACTTTATTTCATAGTATGTTCTGCATCTCAAATAGAGGCATTACTGCATTCTACCCAAGTCCAAAGTTCGGATTATAATAATATTCGTGCATTGGTTGAAGGACAAACCAATTACTTTGCTGGATTCCAGTTCATTAGGTATGAAAATATGCCTACTACTGGAACTGGAGATTCGTTGGTTGAAAAAGTTCTTGCATTTCATCCGCAAGGCTTAGCTTTCTGTTCTTGGGAAGAACCAATTACTGAAATTGAAAGACGTTCTGACAAATCTTTTGTTCCGTATGCATATTTTGAAATGGATATTGGTGCAACTAGGATTTGGGAAGAGATGGTTATTGAAATTTCTTGTTTTCAAACTGCTTAACTCATAATCTGAAAAGGACAATATGGCTGATCAATATGCTGTAAATCATAAGAAACGACACGTAACTGTTCCTGCGAAGCTAACAGATGTAGCTGATCAAGGGGGTAGAATGCGTATGTTGTATGATAAATTCACTTATACGTCGCCAAATATTGCGATGGCAATAAATGACACAATATCCTTTGGTAAACTCCCTCCCGGAGCAAAAGTATGGGATGCTAGTTTACATCAATCAGCAACACTAGGTTCTAGTTGCCAATTGAGTTTAGGATATACTGGTGCGGCTACTGCATTTCTAGCAGCGGCTGTTGCCACAAGTGCAGGAACACGTTATATGAGAGAAGGAGTAAGTAATATTACTCAAGCTCCTGTAACAATTACTTCTGAAGTTACTGTAATAGCTACATTAACTGCGGCAGTAAGTTCTTCTACTGCGGCATTTGTTGAAGTAAGAATTTATTATACTGTTGATTAATAACAATCGGGGGTTGGG